GCATTCCTGGAAATCAAGGGCTTCCTTGAACTTTTCAAGCGATTTCTCACTTGTGGCAATATTCTTTTCAAAGTCCTTGTTGTCGAATTGCATCTGGACAATCCGGGTATCTGTATTGCTAGCCATTACCTTGTGACCTCCTTCCAGCTTTCATCTGCTATTTTTTCAAAGATTGGACGCATGGCAGGATTCACAAAGTCAACTCCCTGAACATAGCTTCCATTTTGAAGTCCGTGACCGTAAATCAAAAGAATCGCGATGTTGACGCCTTTGTTCTCATTTGAGTTTGTCCAGTACAGGGTAACGGTTCCCTTGCCTTCCTCTATTCCGAAATCCCAGCTGTCGGCAGTCTTTCCGCTTTCGCTTGGCGTGGCGTTGCGAAGTGCCTGAACTCCAACCTGTCCGTAATGTTCGAGAATATTCAGGTAATCGCGCTTCAGAACACGGTTAAAGAACCGCTCCGCTTTATTGAAATTTCCCTTATGCTTGATCTTAATGAGCGCCAACCCGTGTCCCCCGCTTTCTTATCCGCGGGAACCAGTACGGGCCCGCCGCATCTGATTCAGTGCCCGATTCTCAGCGATGACGTCTTTCCGGCTTTTCTTCTTTCCGGGCTGATTCTTTTCATCGCAAACCCGGATCAGAGTCAGAAGCCGATTCAGATGCCATTTCTGGCACTCCATAGGAATCTCCAGACTGATCATCCAGTAATAGATGATCTCGCTTGTAATGATCTGACGATTCGGCCTCTTTTGGCTGTTTTTAAAAGTTGTCGCCGTCATTGGATCGTCAATATACCGGTTAACGGCATCAATGTTTGCTTCCGACAGCCCGAGAAATACATTTGGATCAACGTTCTGGCTGATTGTCATACAACGAATGTAATCGATGGTCTCCTCACGGCTTTTTGCTGCGCCGCTCAGAAACGGCTTTTTCCATTTGCTTTCCCATTTAGAAATGGAGACCAGGCTGTGCTCAAGCTGCAGCTCTCGTCCGTTCACCGTGATAAACCGTTCTGTCCGTTCGTCATACAACTCCCCGGAAGGAACCATAATCTTAAGCATGAACCCGGTCTCCTTTCCAGAACTTTATTTTGAGGGCATAGGTGTAACGTTCGTGGTTGCCGGCGTCAGCGTGCCTTCCGTCTTGGCGGACTCGGCCTCAGCTTTCTCGGCAACGTCCTTCGGCACGATGCCCATCAGGAATTCATGAAGCTCGTTCTCATTTGAAACCAGGTTCATGAAAAGCACGTCCCAGGCTTCGCTGATCTTGAAAAAGCTGGAAAGCCTGCGGCCATACCGGTCTTCCTTGACGAAACGTCCATCCTCGGACTTCTCGCCGTAGCTTTCAAGAATGAGGATGTCCAGCAGATCGATAAGCCGATCCTCATCCTTCTCCTTCATGATCTGATCGATCATGTTCTGAAGCCCTCCTGGAATTTTCCGATCCAGGACACGGAACTCCATCTTACTGAGGTTGAAATAGAAGTCCTTGGTGACCTCTTTACCTTCAAAGTCCGGAAAAGTAACTGTCTTTTTAACCATTTTTATTTACTCCTTTCAAATTTGCACAAAAAGAAAAAGAAGGGGCCCCGCGTCACAGCAGGGCCCCATAGGTTCCATTTTGATTAATCTCAGGTGGTGGCCAGAAGGGTGGCGACGGTCTCCGGATCCGGCAGATAAGGATCCGTCTGCTCGGTACCGTACAGAGCATTTTCCAGCGCGGTCAAGCCGGTAGAGGTCGCCGTCCTGCTGTCCACGGTGATCACGCTGGTGGGCTTGGCGCCGCCGACGTTTACGTTCACAGGCGTAGAGTCAAACTCCCAGCTGAAAGTGATCGCGTCGGGACTGTCGTTGATGGTCTCATACGCGCGCTCAGAGGGAGAGCAGGTGCAGTTGTATACCAGATGCAGCTTGTAGCCGGCGGCAACGGTACCGAGGGCAGCTTCGTCGTTACCCTGTTCGGTTCGATAGCAGAAGCCGAATACTTCACGGGCCTGCTGGCCGATCACAGCTCCGGGCGCCAGAGTGGCTTCGCCGTTGCAGCGCTCGAATTCGGGCGGATAGGTATAGGCTTCGATGGTGCCGCCAAAGGTTTCAGCCGCACGCATGGAAGCATACTTGATGTTGTCAGCCCACAGGTCGGTCTTATCCGCGCCTTCAGGGCTCTCGGTTACAGCGGTCAGGCCGTTCCAGGCGACCCCGATCCACTTGGCGGGCGTTTCATTATTTTTCAGATACAGAACACCCTTGCTTACACCATTTTCATACTTCTTCTCACCGGTTCCATCCCAGTGCAAAGCTTTCGTAGTAGGCATAGTATAACCCTCCTAAATTATTCGTAAATTCGGAAAACATAATGATGCAGACCGTCGGATTCATAGCTGCGCGTAAACCGGCACAGCGGAAGGCGAACAATTGCTTCCCGAAGTGGGCTTGTCGGATCCCGGTCGATAACCGTAAGATCATAGGAATGCTCGATCTTGTAGGGAGAATTGTTCGCACGGTCTACGGGGATATCGGTTAGCTTGTATAAAAGGCACGGATAGCTGAGCTTCGTGTCGGAGCCAGGTTGAAAAAAGACTCGGCCTTTTGAGCTGAGTCCTGTTGCACCTTCAAATGTCTCCTGAAGCAGATGATGCAGATCAAGCCGTCGGGCCATTGTACACGCCTCCGATCGTAATCAGCAGACGGGGCCGCTGAACCTCAACGTTAGTGACTGTCCAGCGGTTCCCCATCCACTTTACATATTTGATGCTCCCGAAATGCGCGTAGTCGTATTCTTCGGCCATAATGCTGATCTGATTGTTAATCCGGAGATTGTCCAGAATATCGCTTCCGCCTTCCCATTTCCTGGTATTGCGAAGAACGTCGCCGTATCTGTATTTCTCAACGATGACGTCCTCGATGATTCCTTCCCTCTCTCCGGTTCCTTCTCTCTCCTCGGCATAACCTACCGCGTCATAAAACTTGGGCATCTCGGTTCATCCTTCCATTTTGAATTAGTTGCCGCCGCCTTCGCCCTCGGTCTTGATCGTGAACTCTTCCTCGACAACGATCGCGGAGAAGGGCCGGACCAGAGCACCGGAGCACCGGGTTTCGATCAGGTACTTCTGAGCGTTGTAGTCGATGTCGAAGTCCTCGAACATGTTGACAGAGCCGCCCTTATCGGCGCCCACGTTGTAGTCCTTCATGTTGACGATAATCATCAGAGGACGGTAGCCCTTGGTCGCGTCGTCCTCATCCACGCGATAGGTGGAAGGATCAGCCATCGGAGGCACAGTCACGATGTTCTGCACGCCCAGCACGCTGGCCACAACGTCCTTGGTCGGATACAGGAAGTGACCGAAGCTGTCTTCCAGCAGGAGCAGATCGCTCAGGGTATCCTCGGACAGATAGGCCGTCGCGTTTCCGCTTCCCTTGTAGTCCTTCCAGGCCTTGCGGACCAGCTTGATCAGGGTCTTGGCCTTCTCTTCACCCTGCACGGCGGTGTACTGCTTCCGGACAACGAACAGGTCATCGTCATCGTGGAAGACGCTGTGGATGTGATCTTCGCTGATGTGGTCATCGGAATCCTCAGCGCGGCCGTCGCCCACCAGGATCGCCCGGGCGATTTCCTCGTCCAGCATCGTCCGCATTTCCTGCTTCATCCAGGCAACCACGTCGAAGTCAGTGATGTCCACGACGTCGTCACGATCCAGCTTCTGCTTCTTGTAAATGGTCTGGGGATCGGTCGTCCGCTTCAGCAGCTTGAAGACCTCGGTCTTCTTCTGCCGGCCCTTGATGTAACCCCGCGCACGGGCCTGTTCCTCGGTAATATCCGCGAACAAAGTCTTGATGCGGGAGAAGGGAGTGTGGGAAACAGCGTTCATCACCTGGGTAACCCAGCCCATGTCACGCTGAATGAACTGCGGAGCACCGCCGGGAACGCTCCTGTCTTCCGGGAAAAGCCAGTCGATCTGGTCGATGCCATACTCGGCGCTGTGCTCCAGCACGGACTGCCGCAGGCTGCCGATCCTCTTGGCATCCTTGATCAGGGTATCCATCTGCGCATGGGTCAGGACGTTCTGGTCGTTCGTCTCCATGGCTTCGTTGTCAAACACATTCTTTTTCATGATAAATTCCTCTCCTTCAATATCGCTGTGCGCCGCTTCATCGGCGTCTTCGTTGTCTTCTTCGTCCTCATCGGACTGCTCTTCGGCGCTCTCCAGCGCCTGGGCTACCAGGTACTCCGTAACTTTCCGCTGCTTCTCGGACATGGAATCCAGAACGTCCTGGACAGTCTCGTCACTGCCTTCCTCATCGGCGTGACTGATAGAATCCTCATCATCGAAAGCGGACTGCTCTGCTTCCTCGTCTTCGTCTTCGTCGTCTCCGCCGAGCGCCTGAGCGACCAGGTATTCAACAACCTTCCGCTGCTTGTCGGTCATGGAATTGAGAACGTCCTGGACGGTCTCGTCCTTATTGGCTTCTTCCTTGGCCGGCTTTTCCGCGGCAGGTTCATCTTTTTTGGGCTCTTCCTTCTTGGGAGCTTCTTCGGGCTTCTTCTCAGGCTCGGCATGCTCCACGGCTTCTTCGTCCAGCTTCATGCCGGATTCGAATTCAAAGCCCTCGTCGTCTCCGTGCCAAATCGTCGCCTCGGTTTCGCTCTCCTCGCCATGGGCCAGAATCGGGAACTCGATCTTGGCTCCGGGATTCGCACCGGCCAGTACCAGGCTCAGTTCACGGATCACACCGTGAATGACGTCGCCGCCGCGCTGCACCAGCTTGTTTGCATAGATGCTCAGGCTGTCGAAGTCTCCGTGCCGGACGCATTCCCTGGCATGGCGTCCCATGTCTGTATTGTTAAGACTGCAATAGGCGTAAACGCCGTCTTCCCTGTTTTCCAGCAGAGCATGGCCGATGACCCGGGTGGGGTCGTCGTGATTGTGCTGGTATACCAGCGGAACCGTTCGCCCGTCGTCGTCTTTGAAGGCGTCTTTCCGAATGGTTCTGCCATCAGCGCACAGAAGATCGTTCTTCGTCGCCCATCCGCTGAAGTCGAATTTGTTTTTCTTCATCCTTACTTACCCTTTCTGTATTTTTCCCCAAAAACAAAAAAGCAGGCTTCCATTTTGAAGTCCGCGATCCTTGCTTAAGGTTTATGGTATGTCAGATACCTTCATGTCCGCGAGCGTGGTTTCCGCGCTCTCATCGTTCTCCGCGTCTGTCGGAACAGCTTCTGCTCCAGCGCCTTCTCCGGGAGCCATGCCTCCTCCAGGATTGATGTTGGGATTCATCAGCTGATCCGCTCCCTGGTCTTCAATCGGTTTATAGCCCATCCGCTGCCGAAGCTCATTCTTGGTGATAACTTCGCCCGTCACCAGCTGGATGCCATTCGCAGTCATGCTGTCGGCGGTGGCCAGCTTGAAGATGTCGTTGAAGTACATCACGCGCTGATGTTGGCTTCTCGCGGTTTTGGTCAGGAATTTCCGATTGAATTCGTCGGAAATGGCGGATACGATTGGCTCGACTGTACGGCTGATATAGTTCATCATCACGCGCTCATCAGCGGTTCCCTCAAAGACTTCCTTCGTCATCCCCAACTGGCTGTATAGCATGCTCGTCAGATACTCGATCTGGTCCATGAGCTTGTTTTCAACCGGCCTGGAGAGCTGCGTGAATTTCTCCGTACCATCCGTATAGGCGATTCCGTATTTGTTGCCGGTAAGCTGCGTTTCAATATCTTTCCGCCGCTTCTCGGCCTCCTGTCTCCGCATCTCGGTTTTAATCGGATACGGGAGCTGCACGATCAGATCCAGCTTTCCGCTTGAGGTCGTCTCGTCCACAGCGTCCAGGAGATTAAACTTATAAATGAGCCGTTTCAGCGTGGAAATCGGCTCGTTCATAACAGCATAAAGAGGATTCTCAATGATGGCGACCTGATCTTTGGGCAGGTAAATATCCTCTTTTTTACCTGTCCTATCATTGTACAGCCTGAGACCAACCGTCCTCGGTCGCCACTCAAAGATCTGAGCGGTCCGCATGGTCTGAATATCATAGCTTCCGGTCTCCATCGGGTTATGAGTCGTGTCCACGGGTACCGCGGCGACGACACCTTCGTCCAGCATGCTCATGACCAGGTCCTGCTTAAAAGCACGCGCGGTCTGGTCGATGTTGGCCTCGGTTCCAAGACAGTAATTAAGTCCGCTGTCCATTCTCTCAAGAAAACGGTCTTCATTGTCCAACCTAACATGCTGAATATCGACTGCCGCGCAGTCAATAGCGATCCGGGTATAGATACTGGCCAGAATGCTCCGTTCGTTTCCAAGGCGGTATCGAACCCGGTCCGGCCGAGTATAGCTGACGGTGCCGTAATCCGGCCGAGTAAACATGTCCTGCTGCTGTTTCCCCGTAAAGGCGTTCCATGCGTGCTTAAGCCGTGTCCCAAGCCCCATCGCTTCCTGTTTCATTTCACTTTCGCTCAAGCCGCATCACCCCCTGGATCTTGCGTCATTAAACTTTTTCATACGTGCATTTCGCTGCGCATATATGTCACGGGCTTTACGTCCGTCTTGTCCGTAATTATTCACAGCATTGCGAATAGCGTTTCTTGTAGACTTAGGCTGACGAATCTCCGAAAGTTTATGCTTTGAATACTGCTCGATACTATTTTGAGCTTTTTTATACTGCTTCGTCATGGCGGCAACAGCCAGCGTAACTGCAGTCGCGACAAATATCCGCTTTACGGCTTCCTTCGTCCAGTCCTTAGCGGTCTGTTTTGCGTCCTTCTTCCACTTAGGAGTGGTTGAATCTCTGTACTGCTGTTCCCGCTGCATCCGGCTGTTCCGTTTATTTAGCTCTTCATCAGACAAATTCTCAGCATCTTCCGGCTTCCAATCACGGTGATTCCTTTTAGTAGATCCTTGAGCTTTGCTCTTCTTCAGCCCGCCGGTTTTTACCGAAGATCCGGATGTCTTCCTGTACCGTTCCCGCCCAGCTGCAGTATACGTCCCGTCCTCTTCCTGAAACCGCCTCTGCCCCCACCTCTGGCCTTTGATACCGTAATGCGCAAGTTCAGGCGGCTGTCTTGCGCCGCCATATGTAAATACCGTGGATTCCCACTGCATATGAATCCCTCTCTTCTGTGTCATTATGCTCTTCTGCGTCGCCTGGCCAGAAGTTCATCCAATTTTCTTTGAGCGTTTCTGGCACCCTGATGTGTTGCCTTTGCGCCTTTTGAAATAGCGTCGGCGGTAGTGTTCCCGGCCTTTGAAATCATCTGCTCAGCTGTTCGTATTTTATTGTGGATCCGCTGCGCCCCAGTCGGGTTTCCGGTACGAAGATATCTGTATCCGGCTTTAGCTCCGGATAAAGCCGCCTTTCCCGATGCCTTAACTCCGCGGCCAATTGCTTTTCTGACTTTCGGCGCATTTCGTCTTGTCGACGAAGCCACGGCCGAAGTGGCTTTAGCAATTCCCTTGGTCACTCGACCCGTTAAAACGTAGTTGACCGCTTCCTGAATCTTTTTCTGACCTTCTTCGTCCTTAAGCGTGTCATAAATCTTATCGAGGCCTTTGTCTTTTTGCTCTTTCAGAAAATCTTTTGCTTTTGGAAGAAACGCATCGACGCCGTATTCCTTGGCTATCTTTTCCAGACCGCTTTTCTTAAGAATGAAATCCGTACCTTTATCGACGACCCGGTCAGAAAAGCTCTGCTTGTTCTTAGCTTCTTTTCTCGCAAGAACGTCACTGACTTTTTTCTTAATGAAATAAGTGTCTGACGCAACGCGCTGTCCACGCTTATAGCCTTCCTCAAACTGCGCTTTTGCCTCGGCTTTTCGTTTCTGCTTTAGGATGGCCTGCCGTCTCGCGATGGTGTTATAACCCTTTTTGACGTATTCCTTCGTCGTGATGCCCCAGTGCATTCCGGGTACACCGTGATGGGACAACGTGTTGGAATCAGGAGTCAGCAAGGAAAATCCCCCAAAATTTCCTTCATCGCGAATACTCCAGATCTGCGCTGGAGTCAGCTCTGCGTGTTTCACTTCGCTTTCCCAGCGCATATCGACCACCCCTTATTTATTCATCTGAGCATCCACCCAGTTCTGAACAGCTTTCGAATTGGGATCCGCATTCGGATGCTCTTTCAAATACAGTTCCTTGTAGTTCCGCATTCGCTCAGCTTCGCTTAGTTTCTTTACGCCGGCTACCGCTTTGCTGTCTCTGTTCTGAGAAGAATCCGCGTTCGAGGAGCTTGATTTAGCTCGTTCTGATTTAGCGGTCTTCAGTCCATTAGACTTATACTCGGCGCAAACCCTATTGATCCCTGGCATATTCACTTCCAGATTGTCAGTTCGGATGAAGCCGTTCTGATCATTGTTGGAATAAAAACCGTATTCCTGAAGCTGCTGTGCAGTGTGTTTCTCGTTTCGCTGAGGATCAATAACAACCAGCTGATGGTCTTTAATCTCCCAAGCCATACTATGTGCGAAGAAGGGAGCCGTTAAATGTAGTTCTCCGCGGGCTCCTTCCGGATACTTTTCAGCGGCTTTCTTAAACATATCTGTGAAATTCCGAGCTTTAATATTGTCTACCTTTGCGTCTTTGTAGAGATCCTTGATAATCTGATCCGGATAATTTCCGGTTTCGCTCGCAAGCGCGGCGACGTCGTATCCTCGACGACGCATGTCATAAGTGAAAGCGCAAAGCGTACAGTTTGAGCTTGTCCCGGGAACAACGCCATCTTTATACCGGGGATTGCAGGCAAGCATGTCGTCCTCGATGCTGTGTTCTCCGGTAATAGGTTTTGGAGGGTTGTCGTCGCTGAACTGTTTGTCCATGTCGACAATATCGCCAAGAAGATCTTCGGAAAGTGCTTTGTTCCCTTCATAGTACTTTTGCTGTTTTTTGTTCTTTTTACGGTCGATGACTTTAGGATTGCTTAAATAAAGGTTTACACCAATAAGCGTGGCAAGTGTGACAAGCTCCGGAATAAGCCCTGTGCGTGCGCCGCCTTCCGAGTCGTACTTTGATGAGCTGTTTCCGACCTTGCTGGCGTTTTTTACAACTTTGTTGTGCGTCTTCTGATCAAGCGGGTAAGGTGGACCATTCCGTTTTCCCCAGCTCTGTCCCTTGATTCCGTGATGCGACAGGCTCCCGCCGTAAGTGAATCCATTACTTACTTCAGAAGCCGAACGTTCAAAAGGGTCGCTGCCACTTCCATTTTGAATTTTTCGAACACTGTATCCATGCTCGCCTTTTCCGACGCCATAAAGCGAGGAATGACTCACGCTCTCTTCGTGATTGGCAACAAGATTTGGCTTTTTCCACTTTTCACGGAAACTCGGATCCTTAAGGAATTCCATAATAGAAATGCCGCCACTGACGAATCCGGTATCCGGATCAACGACGTGCATATCACTGACAGCCTTATGCGGGTCATAGCCCTTCTGTACAATATTAAAAATGTATTTCCCGTTCACCTCGATAAAGGTATAAGGGTAATGTTTCGGGTATTCTTTTTTAATCTTCTCGATACATTCTTGAAGAGTTAAAGACATGCTGCATCACATCTCCGCATTTATTTAAAATGAATGTTCCCTTTTTCATCGATCCAGGTTCGAGTGGTATACGCATCCTTAGGAACGGTATACGCATCCTTAGGAACGGTATACGCGTTGTTGCCATTATGCCAGTCATAATCTTTTACAGACGGCTTTCTCATACTTCTGGCTTTCCCGATGATGTCACTTACGGCTTTCTTTCCGAGTTCAGCGATCTTTTTATCAGCTCCGGTTAATTTCGCCACATTGTAGATGGCTACAGCGGCCATAGAAGCTGATCCGACGCCCATAATCAGGTTTTTAATTCCGCGTCCGGTTTTTGCAACCGCGTTCTTTGCATCCTGTGCATGACGTTCTCTATTGGCGGCTTTCTGATGCTTTGACATATCCTGGGCCGCCAGCTGCTTCTCATATTCAGCCTTATAATCAGGATCCTTCATCCGTTCGCTGATTCTGTTCCGAATCTGCTTTCTTCTATTTCCTGCTCCCTCACCATAATAAGCCTTAGCCCGGGCCATATCTTCAGCGTCTTTCTTGGCATCTTTCTTCAAACGATCTGTATCTTTTGTGCCGTCCGGCCGGTCATAAACGCCGTTCGTCTTAGGACCCATTCCGCGCATCGGTCCGTTATTAGTCGCCCTTCCGGGACCTTTTTTAACGGATTTATCATGTAGGTCCCTAAGCGCTTCCCCGGCTTTGTTAACGCCATATCGTGCTTTACCGTCAGCGGTTAAAGTCCCGTCTTGATTCTGAAAACGCCTCAAACCCCATTTCTGGCCTTTGATACCATAATGCTGAAGCGAATTTGTTTCATAAATCATCGCCATATATCCCCCAATATTTGCAATTTCTATACGTGCTTCATACTTTGCGCGGCACGTTCGGCATATCGTCTACGCTTGCGCTCAGAATAAGGCTTAAATTTCCCTGTAATTTTTGATCTCTGATATCCCTCAACAAGCTTTCCAGTACGTTTCTCCATGATTTCGCTCATTTTTCTTTTAGCAAGATTATTGTCCTTAATAAACTGTCGGGTCGCTTTAGAACCCTTCAGATTAAGCACTTTCTTTGCCGCGTATCTGGAATTAACAGCCTGAATGTCATGCTGTCTCCACATTGCGTGTTTTGCCCGATCCTGAGCGGTTTTATTCAAAGATTCTGTGCTCTTGTAGCGCTCGTGCACCTGGTTCTTCGCAGTTTGAATCAGATTATCCGTCGTTTTATTGTACCTGTGTACGCCATATCCTATCGCTACGCCAACGCCTACCAATGCCGCCGTTTTAAGAAGTCTCTTCGCTCTTGTTTTCCGGGTTTGAAGCTCTTTTTTGCTCAGCTCTTGAGGCCTCTTTTCAAGCATTCCTGTGGAAGCTTTTCCATATTTCCGGACTTTATAGTTATGAGAGGATGAACTTGCTGGAGATACCTGACCGGTTCTGCTGCGAGCTTCTCCTATTCCGTAATGTTCACGGCCTTCGGCAGTCAGCGTTCCATCCTCATTTTGATAACGGCGCACTCCGTTCTTGGAGCCTTTCGTCCGATAGTGCATCAAATAGTTCGACTCGTACATCATCTCAATTCATCTCCATGTTTTTCATATAAAGCTCGACTATTTCCAAAAAAGGCAGCAATAGCCTATCTATTTTTTCAACTTTTACTGTGTATCTTTTCCAGTTTCTCGCGTATAATGGTCATATAAACAAAGCCGACCAACACTCGGCTAAGTTATGAAAGGAGATTATTGAGATGTACAAAATCATCTTCGATGGTTACGAACAGGAAGGAACTTATGCAACATACGAAGAGGCAGAAGCAGCGGCCTGGGTTATGGTAGATGATTTCAACGCGGGCGCCGCAGATCTATGGGCGATGAATCCCGGAGATTATGAAGAAGAAATGGATGGGGCAACAGCTAATTACAAGATTATTGAGGTAGACGAGTAATATTTTATCCGCGTCCTGCCGGCAAATTATGCCGTTTGTCGATTTCATACTCATCACTTCTAAGGACCACAGAATTCTTAATCTTCCTATTCTTCACACTCTTCATGAAGGACTGATACGCTTTATTTCTCTTAACGGCGTCGTCCGCTTTATGGAGATTATCCGAAATATTTTGACGATTATTGTAGGTCATAGCCAAAAGAGCCGGTATTGCAACGCTCGCAGCCATAAACGCCGCCGTATTCCGCAAATACCGCTTGGTCTGCTCTTTATGCACCGGCTCTTCTGCTTTGCTGAAAGACATTTTCGGATTATCTTTCATTCTCTGTATAATCTTGCTCCGCTCTTTTTTATTGTAATGCCGGGACATCCATTCGATGTCGTCTTTTGTGACGCGCTCTTTATCTTTATTGAGCCCGGCCCTGTCAACTTCTTTCCGTGCATTCCGCTTGCGAAGTTCGTATCTTGTCCTGTTTACGGCATAAGTAGTTACGGAAACTTCTAACGGACCGGGCATTCCTCTGGCAGGACCGCCCGAACGGCGAAAACCCGCATTATTAGTGGGCCTGGCATTTTCTCCTTTGGAGTCTCCTGAATTTCTGCCTTTGGAATCTCTGGCCTTTCCTACGCCGTAATGCTCACGTCCCTCCGGTGTAAGAGATCCGTCAGGATTCTGGTAGCGCCGTTTACCCCATTGCATCTTCGGTACGCCATAGTGCGCAAGAGAATTCTCATCCTTTTCATAATTTACAGCATAATACTTGCCCATAACGGCGTACCTCCAAAATTTATTCATACATGTCTGTATTTAGCTTATAGGCCACATAGGCATCGATCATAGCAGCAACAGAGTCGATCTTCTGATCATATCTCTTTTTCCAAAGCTTTCTGTTGCCATTCGTGTCCTCCAGCGTAATGGCGTTCCCCATTGCAAAGGACATGATGTCCTGATCGAAGATCAAAGCTCTTTCCCCGCTCAGCTTCTTGAGCTCTCCAAGCGGAACGCTCTCCGTCTTCGCGCCCTGAATGACCTTCTCGACACCGAACTCGCCGTTTTCACGAACCCATCTTTCAACAAACTGCCTGCTGTTATATGGGTCGAATCCGAACGTCCTGACGTCATAACCCGACTCCTGAATGTGTCGGTCCAGATCGTCATAAACGTCCATCATCTCAAGAACGGTGCCCTCCATGATGATAAGGCTTCCTTCATTAATAAAGCCGTCATACTTCATTCGCATGGCGGCTGGAAGCTTACTCAAAGTAAGAGACGTAATATAGCATCTTGTCTTCACGCCGAACTGTCCTCTTCCCAAAGGAAACAGGAAAGTAAACGCGCAGAAGTCATCTCCCTGAGAAAGGTCAGCTCCCATGGAGCATGGCATTTGCCAGAAGTCCCGTCTTCTATGCGGAATGGTTTCTTCATAGGTAAAGAAGTATGTGTATCCCTCCATCGGGATGTTAAAGCGCTTCGCGAGAATATCGTTCCGAACAGCCGGAGTCTTCTCTGCGCGCTCAACATCCAGAAGATACGTTTCAAAGCTGATGGTCTTCCCAAGATTTGGATTCGCCTTCAGCCAGACCATCGGATTGGTCTTTCCTTCCTCAACCTCTTTTATGTCGTCAAGCTTGTAATACCAGATGGACACATGCGGGTTGTAATAGTCACCACGAAGTATGTCCATCAGTTCCATTTTGATTGTATCGCCTGGTCCGTTTCGAACAGTGCCCTCCGAGCTGGTCGCGATGATCAGATAGTCATCGTTCTTGGATGCGCCCTGCTCCAGCGTTCCGATGACGTCCTCCCGGATCGCGCCGGACAACCACTCGTCCACGGTGTTGATCTTACTTCTAAGTCCCTGAAGTTTGTCCATAGACATAGGACGAATCTCGAGAATCGAATTGGTCAAGAAGTTCTCAACGCCCTTTTTCGTCGAAGCCATCTTCTGGCGGTTTGCTTTGCTGCCTGTCGTATTCTGAAGGCTGCCTTCCGTCATGAACTTAAGAAGCGGGCCCCTTGCCCGTGCCAGAGCCGTTCGAAGCGGAGACATGACCTCTTCAGACTGCTTCATCGTAGGTGCTGTCGTAATCTGCTGAGTTGTAGACGTATCAACAGTCAGAAAGTAGCCTTGAATGCACATATCGTACATGGACTTTGCAGCACCGCGGGGAATGATCAGATACTGCTTGTTCACAAGCCGCTTCTTGATCTTTCTCGTCTCATAGTGAATCCCATGCCCATCGGCGTTCTGAACAGCGACGCTCCGATCTACAAAGTAGTACCACCCGAATATCTCTTCGGCCCAAAGTTTGAAAGTGTCCAAAAGAAAAAGATCTGACCCGTCAGTCAGGGTCAGCTCATTCTCGCAGAACTTAACGAAACCTTCTACGGCATCGATATCGTAGTAGAATTGCGGGTTCCGAATGAGACCGTCAATCCGGTTCATCTCCATCTCGATCTCTTTGCAAACGGGAATCTCTCCCCGCAGCACCTGATCCCGGAACATCCCGTAATACTTCGGCGTAGCGGTATTTGAAAGCATCACTTATCACCGCCATTGTCTTCGGCTTTAGGAATCGGCCGAATCTGTGCACCAATCCCCTGCTCCATTCGTGAGAAAAGTTCATCATACAGTTCTTCATAGTCGATCAAATCGACTTCGTGAATCTGTTCTGAAGTATTGACCATCTATCACACCTCCGACATAAAATCGAAGGTTTCAACAGATTCAGCCTGTGCGATCAGCCGCCATAGGTACTCTTCAGACTGCGTCTTCAAAGCGTCCATCACAATTGAACTGGACGGCGGATCAAACACCATCCGAACCTTCATGTAAATATACTGTTTAGCGGCTTCGAGCATAACTTCATTTGTGAGGAAGTCGCTCCAGGACTCACTCATCCCGGTAATCCGAAACCCTTCCTTAGGCCCGACATCGGCCTGGGTCAGCGTCATCAGCGCAGAATTAATCATGACGATAATATCTGTGTCAAACGGCGTGTAATCGGGTCCAAGCCCAAGCATCTTCTTGATGCACATAAGAATGCTCTCTTCCAAAGCAACTTCCTCCTTTCAACAAAAAATCATGTTCCGCTGTTCTGCGAGTTCATGACAATCTCAACTCCGGTTTCGCCGGCATTGATCGTGTAAGAACCACCGGACTCAGCGGTCTCCGTCAGAGAAGCGATTTGCTCGTCCATTTCATTAAGATCTTCCGCCATCAAAATGTCTCCACTCTGAAAATCATGTGCGGTATAAGGCATTCTTATCTCACCTCTGTCGTATTATTCTTCATCAAGTCCGAGATACCCATCTCGAAATGCCCAGTAAACGCCACATCTTTTGCATCGTTCGCTGTCGCATGTTTTTCGTTTTTTGGCCATCTCTGTTTCTGGATGACAGTCTTCACAGAGTTCATAAAATTCACACCGACGGTCTTTCTCCATGTATTCGCCTCCAGTCTCCAGACGAAATGTAAATCCCGAATGCATGATGTCACTCTCTCCATGGGCATGTGTCACCGGGTCTTCGCTCTACAGGCTCTTGCGGTATAAGGCTCTTATCTCCATAATGTATAGCGTTATGAGTCGTAAGAGAAACACAGATCAGATACTCCGGATTGAAGATGTCATCTGAAAAATCCTTCAAATCGTCGACACTGATCGGATTCATGTGATGGACAATGATTATTCCCTGAATCTCATACCCTTCAGCCCCAAGGTCACATCCATTATCCCGGATGATGATCTGATTCCGCAGTCTTCTCCATTTTGACGAATTGTATAGCGTTTGATTTAAGTATCGCTCAAACCCAAATGTGGATTCTCCGACAAGTCCGCCAATCTTTAAATACTCAAACCTCTCGTCAAAAGTTTTTAACCTCGAAAGCTCTCGATAGTTTCTCATAGCGAATCTCCTCGATTCACTGAACCCGAATAGATCTGCATGGCTTCGATAGCCTGCTGATAGAGCTCGTCCGTTTTTGCTGCGGCGTCGATTGCATTTGCCTTGGCTTCAAGCAGCAAGTTCTCTCTGCGCAACTTTTCCTTTTCCAACTGAAGCTTTGTTGTGCCAAGCTTCAAGTAATGCAAGACAACCTGATTCGATGGGTTGTCTTTTAACAATTCTCGTTCAGCCGCATCAACAGCTAAACTAATGAGTTGGTTTTCACGAGCTTCTAAATCTGTCGCAGGGGCGAACTTACGCTGAACGGTGCCACTTGAATTTTTTCTACTGACAGCCATCCACGTTTCACCTCACTTCAGATTGGCTCTTCCAACTCTTGCTGTCGGTCTGTATACACTATTAATGTCCTTTCAACAATGTTTCAGTGTACTTCTGAGAAGAGTGCTGGACCCCGAAAGGAGCGCCGGCTGGACCAAAACCGGAACAGGAAAAGGATCCAGCACTCGTCTCAAAAGTACACATCACGCAAGTCGTTAAAAAATTCAACCAATGTTCCCGGTAAATATCCGTAAGGGTAAAAGCCAAAAGTACCCCCGGGGAAAAATATAAG